AGTCGGCCCCGAGAGAACCTCAAACCCGTTCAGGCCGTCCAGCAGGGCGCGGAAACGGTCGAGGAACTCACCAAGATGATGTACGGATAACAACCCCCCTTTTAGGAGTAGAAAACCATGGCTAACAAGCTATACACAGATACCCAGGCGGCCCGCAGTGTGCTCGCCTCGCTACGCTACTTGTCTACGATCCCGCGCACGGTGCTCACTGATTTCGCTAATGATTTCGTGCCCGGTCGTGGCGCGGCAATCAACGTGAAAATGCCCGTTTCGGCGGGTGAGGCTAAGACCTACACCAAGAGCAACCGGGAATCACGCGACGCGATCGAATTCAACGACATCCAACAAGAATTCGTGACCGTGAACATGGATAACCAGGTTTACAACGCGGTGCGTTTGCCGGATGATTGGGCGACTTTCTCCCTGGAAGACCTTCAGCGCCAGGTGCTGATTCCACAGGCTGAGAGCGTGGTTGATGCTTTGGCTGCGCCGCTCATTACGGAATTGGAGGCGGTGAAGAGCGTCAAGGCTGATCTTAAGACGGAGATTGCCACGTCTAACGCGGACGCGCTCGCATTCACACCTGACGGTTCTAACGCTGCGGAGACTATTATCAGCCTTCGACAGGTTTTGAACGCGCGTAAGGTGCCTATGCAGAACCGTTTCCTAGCGGTAGGCCCGGGCGTTGAGGCCGCGCTTCTTAAAGTTAAGGAGCTTCAGCGCGTAAACGAGTCTGGCTCTGACGGCGTACTGCGTGAGGCCACTATTGGCCGCTTGTTCGGCTTCACTATTGTGGCTGATCCGATGCTCGCACCGGATAAGGCCGTCGCCTATCACCGTGACGCGTTCGCTTTTGTTACGCGCCCGTCCCGCGTGCCAGAAGGCGCGGCACACGGCACCACAGTAGCGCAGGATGGGTTCGCACTGCGCCATATCATGCAGTACAACCCGAACCAGCTTGAAGATCAGTCGGTTGTTGATTGTTTCGTGGCGGCTAAGACGCTTGACGCGAAGCGCGCGGTTGCCGCTGGCCTTAAGGCCGCGACGGTAGGAGAATAGCTATGAGTGAGGGCATGCCCCTTGTAAGTGTCGCTGACTTATCGGACTGGGTCGGCGAACCGATTGAGGACGATCAGGACCAGCGGCGCGCGGGGCGTGTCCTCACCTACGCTGAGACCCTCGTACTCACCTACCTAAACCGCGAAACGGTTCCGGAGGGTGAGGAACTACCTCCCGCAGTGTCGAACGTGATTTTGCAGGTCGCCGCGCGCGGATACACAAACCCTATGTCCTACGCGAATGAGCGTTTGGATGATTGGGGGGCGGGTGGCGCACCCGTGGAGGAAATGGGCATGTATCTAACCGCCACGGAGAAGCGGCTTTTGGCCCCTTACGTGGCGGGCGTGAACCGCAGTGGCCTGGGCGTGGTAGGCACGTTTAGGGACGGGCCCGAACTTGGGGGGTGGGTGCCCGCTGCGGGTGGCGCGCCCATCCCCTGGTACTAGGAGGGGGTCATGATTAAACTGCCTCCTTCCGCTTATAGAGCGGCGCGCCGGCTCATGACCGACACATGCAAAATCACCCGGTTAAGCACAGCCACTAACCCAAACACGGGCCGCGAGTATGCAAAACCGTTCACCGTGTATGAGGGCGCGTGCAAGCTCCAAACATACGAGCCTTACGAGCAAACCCCTGTTGCGGGCGGTCACACTACCGTTGTTCAACGCTACTCGGTGCATCTGCCTGTAAAAGCGGGCGAAATCTTTCGTGTGGGTGATGTGGTGGAGGTTGAGGGCCGTAAATTCCGCATTTCGGGTTTGAACTATAAGACCCATCAAACCGCGATCCGACTACTAGTTGATGAGGTGGTCGCATGATTAGCGCGGACGCGTCACAGCTTAGAGAATTCGCCGTGCAGGTGGGCCAGGTGCCCCACGAGATGAGGCCAAAGCTCGATGCGGTGACAGAACGCGCGGGCCTGAACATTAAACGCCAGTTGCAGGCCGAAGCGCGTCAATCTAAATCGTTTGGTGTGATTGCCCGCGCTATCTCATACGACACGATACACACGCGCGATTCTAGCGGCGTTGAGGTAGGCCCTGTGAAGGGTTCACCTGGCTCGCTGGCTAATATCGCGTATTTTGGCACCTCACGCGGCGGGGGTACGGTGCCAGACCCTAGGGGCGCGTTGGACGCGGAAGCACCACGGTTTGAAGAATACGTGTCAAGAATCGTGAAGGGCCTGCTATGAGCAGCGTCACGACATTTTTTGTAGACGAGTTGGCGCGCTTAATTCGCGCTAGTGGTGTGAACGCGCATGTTGGCGTAGTACAAACCCCGGTTTTTAATACGGGAATGTACCCTTACACGCTCCTTGTCCCCCCGTTGCACGTGCTACACAGCGTCGCACTCGATGACGCGCCGCGCGAACTATCAACTGCGGTTCAGGTAACCGTTGTTGACACAACGCCAGCGAACTTGACGCGAACAGCGGACCACGTGGCAAACACCCTAGCGGGCGCAACGCTCGATGTGGACGGCTACAGGGTAGCCCCACTAAAAGTCGCGCCGCTTTACCCCATGCGGGCAGACCGCACCGTGACCATCACAGACACCAACACCCACCCAATAACAATCGGGTTCGAAGTGCAGATTGTCGCCACTAGAAAGGAAAAACCTTGACCACACTTGAAGTCGCGTATGACGCGGAAACCGGGGCGAAACTCTCATACAGGGTTCCCGCCCATTTTTTTGACCACCCAGTTCTAGGCCGCGGCATTACCCGCAAGCCAAAAACCAAACCCCAAACCCAAACCCAGACAGTTAAGCCAGATAGGAAGGACAAACAACATGCCTAAAGCACTAGCAGACGGACGAATCAAGCTCACGATTCTAACGAAGAAACCAGCAGACCCGAAGGCCCCCACGGTTGCGGAGCTTAACGCGGGCATCAACGCGGCATGCCAAATCTTGAAGAGTGACTACAAGCTAGGCGCTACCGCGTCCGACACGATTTCAGAGGCCGCGTTGTGCTCGGTAGGAAACGCCACCACCTACGGCGCATCTAACTACGAGGGCTCCATTACCCCGTTTGTGTTGAAGGATGAGACGGGAAAGACCGACATGGACGAGTCCACGGCCTACGCCGCGCTCGCGGTTAAGGGCACGACCCTGTGGCTTGTTGAGCGTGAAGGCCCTGAGGAGTCCACAGACTACGCGGCGGGCGACATTGTGGACGTGTACGAGGTTGTGACGGACACGCCGCAAAAGCCAGGTGAACGTTCCGGGTGGATTAAGCGCACGGTGCCGCTTGGCGTGCAGCAGGCTTGGGAAAACGTGGAGGTCGCGTCCGACGCGTCCGCGTAACCCATTGGCCGGGGGTGCGGGACTGTTTTTGTTTCTCCTGGACGGTCCCGCGCCCTCATATTTTCTATACAGGGGAAACACTTTAAGGAGAAACACAAAAATGGTTGATGAGACGCTAGCCACACCGAAAACGATGCCGGTTGAAGATGCTCTGACCGTGGACACATTCGATTTGGAAAAATGGATTAACGGTGTCACGCCGGTTGAACGTGCGTGCACGATTTACGGGCGGGCGGACTTGTTGGCACAGCTTGACCTTATGCGCGACAGGATCAGGGCCGCGCGCCGCGCGGGCAAAGACACTAAGAGCCTTGAAGGTCAGGCGCAACACTTGGCGGACGAGGTGGAAGCCTCAGCGCTAGATGTTGTGGTGCAAGGCTGGTCACCGGAACGCCGTGAGGAATACCATCAGGCCCTAAAAGATCAGGGCATAACGGACAATCTAGAACTGGGTTTGCACATGGTCGCCGCGCAGATTGTTAAGCCGGAGGGGTTCACTGTGGAGATGCTTAGGACTTTGCAAGACGTGTCACCCACCCAGGCGGGTTTGATCGCGTCGCGCGTACAAGAGGCGAACACTAAGCCGGTTGAAGTTTCTGTCCCTTTTTAGTTGAGGTCTTAGACCAGGCGAAACACGCGGGCATCATCCGCACCCTACAGGCCGGGAAGGAATGGGGGCGCTCCCCGTCTGAAATGCTCCTAGCCAGGCCCCGCGAATGGGGCCCCGTGGATACTTTGCTTGCTACGGCTTTAACGGTGTGGGAGAAAACCCGCGTGTGTGCCGGGTGCGGCATGCCCACACGGGTTGCACATGATGACGATGCGGACGGCTGGTTTGAAATGCGGGTGGACACGTGCGAGGCATGCGCTACCCGGGACAGGTGGACGGCGGATAACAAGGAACGCGCGCCGGGCGACGTGCCGAGCCTGGTTTTAGACCCAGAATTCTACAAACACAAACACGAACACTAGAGGAGGCCGACTGTGGCGGATCGCAGTATTAAAGTTACTTTACGCGCTGACATTGGCGATTTTGAATCTAATATGAGGCGCGCCGCCACAGCGGCATCCAAGGTTGGTGACACTACAGAAAAAGCGGCCACTAAATCGGGTGGAGCTTTCCAAAAACTAAGAGACAACGCAGAACGCAATAAGGCGGCGTGGGAAACCTCGGCACGGGCTTTCACCCTGGTTGGGGCGGGCCTAACCGCAGGGTTCGCCGGCGCGGTAAAAAGCGCGGTTTCGTGGGAGTCAGCGTTTGCGGGCGTGCGTAAAACCGTGGACGCGTCCGAGGCACAGTTCGCCGCACTGTCTGACGGCCTACGCAAAATGACGGGTG